CAATGATGTTCGTTATCAAATTTACGGTTGCAGCGCCATACGCACTTGCGATATTTGGTCTTGGAATGCCATATCTTTGAGCCGTACCAGCTGCCACACTGGCCGCACTTGATTTTGCTTGAATAGATATGGACTCCACTGGGTTTGCCCGTACTGCCTTTTCGGCGGGCAAGCTCACGCTGAACCAGTTCGAACACCTCCGGCTGTATGATGGCTTCGTGGTTGCCCTCCACATAGTACTGCGGAATCTCTCCCTCGTTGACCTTTTTCTTTTTGGTGAGGAAATCCACCGTGTAGCTCTTTTGAAGAAGCGCATCGCCTTTGTATTTCTCATTGGTGAGGATGCTGCGAACAGCTCCTGCATTCCATTTATCCTTGCCGCCCGGCGATTTAATGCCGTCAGTGGTGAGCCTGGCGGCAATGCCGTGCGGCGTCATGCCTTGCAGGAACATACTGTAAATGCGGCGGATGATAACCGCTTCGTCCTTATTCAAAACCAGATTGCCATCGGGTCCCCGATCATAGCCGAGAAACCGTTTGAATGGCACGGTGACCTTGCCGTCTGCAAACCGCTTTCTCTGTCCCCAAGTGCAGTTTTCTGAAATGCTCCGGCTTTCTTCCTGCGCCAGCGAGGACATAATGGTGATAAGCAGTTCTCCTTTGCTGTCCAGCGTCCAAATGTTTTCCTTCTCAAAATAGATCTCCACGCCTTTTTCCTTGAGCTGACGCACCGTGGTCAGGCTGTCTACCGTATTCCGGGCAAAGCGGCTGACCGATTTGGTTACGATAAGGTCTATTTTGCCCGCCAGCGCATCCGCCACCATGCGTTTGAAGCCCTCGCGGTGCTTGGTATTCGTGCCTGTTATGCCTTCGTCCGTATATACGGAAACGAACTCCCAATCGTCCCGGCTTTTGATATAGTTGGTGTAATAGTCCACCTGGGCGCTGTAGCTGGTGAGCTGCTCCTCGCTGTCCGTGGAAACACGGGCGTAGGCGGCGGTGCGGCGCTTTTTCTTTTCATTGATCGGCGTTGCCGTGAATCGGCTTATCGTCGCCGGTATTGTCGTTACTTTCGCCACGTTTTTCCCTCCATCTCTGTATCATTA